AAATTTAAAATAGGGGACAATATAAGCGTTACAAATGAACGCCTTGGGTATTCCGCCAAGGTGTTTGAGGTTGTTGGCTATTCGATGGGCTTTAGTTCCGATCAAATGGTTGTCAACGTCGATGCTATTGAGACGGCATCTTCTATTTGGTCTTGGGATGAAGATGAAGAAGTATTCTTAGGCGCAGGTGAAGTCGATATCTATGACGGAACAAGCACTACTGCTCCTGCAAGTATTACTGTAACAGCGGATACATTCGTATCATCTGACGGAACGTCTACCGCTTCTTTTGATGTTAGTTGGCCCAACTCTGTTGACGCATTTGTAGATCATTACGTTGTTGAATGGAAAGATGGAACACAAGCAGGCAGTTTTATTGCAGGTAAAGAATATAAGATTTTAGTTGTTGGCAACACAAACTTTGCGTCAATAGGCGCATTAGCTAACTCAGTTGGCGTTACTTTTACCGCAACCGCAGTAGGTTCTGGAACTGGAATAGCAGTTCAGACAGGCGTTTATTATTCTCAACAAACCAAAAGCTCCCCTTTGCAGATTGTTGGTCTAGACCCAGATAAAACCTATGAAGTAAGGGTAAAGGCAGTCAACGGATTGGCTGTCTCAAGTAGCTACACGACTGCACAAGCGGTTCCTGCCGCTGATACAACTGCGCCATCTTTGCCTACGACTATAACAGCTACATCAGGGCTTAAGTCTGTTAGCCTTAAATGGACTAATCCAACTGAGCGCGATTTTAATAATGTTGAAATCTTTAGGTCAGAAACTGAGACAGGAACTTATTTGGAGGTTTCCAATGTCGCAGGTGGATTTGGCGCAAAAGCTGAACACCTCGACGGTGGCCTTGATGATGAAACAGAATATTTTTATAAATTAAAATCTGTTGATTTAACAGGCAACAAAACCTCAGACACAGACTTTAACGCACAGACAGCAGTATCAGCTACAACATTATCAGTAAGCGCAGGTGATGTAGTCACAACTACTAGAATTACAAGCAGTTCAAGCACTGCCGCTCCGACAGATACGGTGTTTTCTAATTTTGTTGGCAGAGACCCTATTGATGGCGATATCGTTTACGTCACTAATACATCGGTTACGCCAAACGCACAAAAGGCGTATGAGCGCATTAGCGGTGCTTGGGTCGAGCAAACCAACTTAATATCTGGCGATGTAATTGAAGATAAGTCAATTAGCAATGACAACCTGTCTAGCAACTCTGTTTCACCGTCAAAAATAATTGCTCACGCTACCTCTCTGGTAAATCCAGTATCTGCGTCTGGCAATGTTTATAGATACGGTGGTTACGATGATGCAGGTAATATCGTCAATGCTATTCCGTCAGGCATTGCAGTCTCGTTTAATAGTTCAGAAAATGCTTTATCTATTGCTAATGCACAAAATAGTTCAGTAAGAACAGACAGTTTTCCTATCGATAGTAATTCAGTTTATAAAATAAAATTACAGATTAGAAAAACCTCAACTGGTGGCGCGTGGTTTGTCGGTGCAAATCAATATACATCGTTCACAAATGGCGGTACCTCTGGGAGCAATGGGTCAACTTCTCAGATTTTTGGGCGATGGGATATTAATAGAAACACTATGCAAGGCGCTGCCAATGTCTATTTTGCTTGGAAATCAAGCGTTACAGATACTAATTACGATGAGATAGTTTGTTTCTTTTTAGGCTCAGATGTTGATATAAATGAAGTGCCAAATCATTTAATTCCCTCAGACGTAAACGCAGGGCCATATATACAATTTCATAGTGGTTCTACGCATGGCGGTTTGAGAATCTTAAACTGGGAAAATGGTTCAACAAGTCGCACCCTACTCGTTAAAAATATTACTGTTCAAAGAATGACAGCAAATTCTATTGTTGCTGAAAATATTGATACCAATAACCTAGCGGCAATCAGTGCTAATTTAGGTACAGTGACAGCAGGATCGCTAGCCGCGAACTTAATAACTGGTGATGTAACGGAGGCATTTCCATACTCAATCAGACCTTATACGACAATTAATATTGTTGGCGCACTTACAACTTTAGCCGATGTAGTCATTCCTGCACCAGAATCAGGTTTAAATAAGAGAAATTTTTGCTCTTTAGATTTAAATTTTTTTACAAGTGTAACATCAGGAATTGATACCGCGCACAGACTCTGGTCAATAAGGGTTAGACGTAAAAGCAAAGGTGCAAGCGGGATAAGTCTAGGAAATATTGTAGCAAAATCGACCTTTGCCAATGGTCGAGAATTAATTCAACTAGCAGGGAATAAACTTTTACTTTTAGATCAAGGTGGGTCAATAGATCAGAATTCGGATGGTTCAAATGACCCCTCAACTGTAATGTCTATTTACTATGATGCAACAAGTAATAGAACGTTTATTGACTCAGCAAATACGGTATCTGCTTTTTCGGTCGGAGACACTGTTTATTATTCGATGGATAGATTTACATCAACAGGAACTTATGTTGACGTTGGTCAAACTACCTATATGTCGCCAGTTCTTGCACCAACTAATCTGGGTTCCTATGGCTATCATTCTGTATCTGTTAATAGGACACTTGGCCCGACAACAACAGCCACAGAATTTAGATTAACAGCGCAACTTAATTTCAGCCAAACTGGAGTTACTGTTAAATTCGTAGGAGCAGAAGGAATGATAGGGAGTTTAACTTGATAAGAATAGGTTATGTAAAAAATGACAATACGCGAGTTACACACGAAACTGTAATTGGTGCGCCAAATGCAAACGAGTCAATAGCTAATTTAAAAGAATCTAAATCAGGTGATGCAACAATATTATATTTTTACTTAGAATCTCAAATTAGTGAATCGGAGTGGCAAGAATACGCGTCAATAGATCAAAATTAACTACGTTAAAATAATTTAAATCGTATGCTTTTGTTGACCCCTTATAGATTGACTGCACAAGTAGTATAATATTGCGTAAATACGCAGAGGTATAACATGACATTTCAACTAGTAAAAAATGATACTGCTCCACAGGTTCAGGCGACAATTACCAAGTCACATGATGGTTCTGTTGTTGATCTTACAGGTGCAACTGTAAAACTAAAGTTTAGGGCGAAAGGTTCAACCACAACGCTGTTTACTTTGACAGGTTTTAACGTGCCAAATACTAACTTTGCCAAAGGAATTGTTTTGTTTATCTTTGGAACTAGTAATCTTGACATAGATGAAGGTTACTATGAGGGCGAGGTAGAGATAACCTATGACAACGGCACTGTAGATACAGTTTATGATGTACTTAACTTTAGAGTAAGAGCAGACTTTTAAATGGCAAAAGCCAAATATAAATTTATAAAAGCGATCGCTGACGTAGTTCTTCACAAAGCAGTAATGAAGGCTAAAATTGGCGTGTTTATTATTGTAAACTTTTTTGAAGAGTTTTTTACTGATTCTGCATCTACTGCGGACCAAGTATCGAAATCACTATCACCAAATAAATCTGACCAAACATCTGCACAAGATCAATTAAACTTTGCAACAGAAAAAGAGTTATCTGACAGTAGTAATATTTCTGATGATGCAATTTTTGAAACCATAAAGCAGTTAAGTGAATTTGGCGATGTGTCTGAATTACATAGCTTGGCTACTGTTCTTTCAAAAGAAGAATTGCCAGTTATCAATGATTTTCTTGTTTTTGCCCTAGAAGCAGTGCAAGGAGATAATGCAACCTTTACTGACGCTTTGCAAATTGCATTTAATTTTGGTCGGTCATTAGCTGATAGCGGACAAGTTTCAGAATCACAACTGATATCTTTTAATAAACTTTTGCAGGATGCGGCAAGTGCGGTCGATGTTTTTAATTACGTTGCAATATTCTTTCGTTCTTTATCTGATACTGCATCAGTGCAGGATGTGTCTGCTATTGAATATGAAACAATTAAAAATGACACTGCAAGTTTTGTTGACTCCTTAGTTGTTTTGCTTTTTCAGGGTGTTTATTTATCAGATACCGCAGAATTAATTGATGTGTTACAATTTCAATTTAGCCTTGGCCGAAATGAAACTGCATCTTTAGCAGATCAAATTGATAATAAAGATATCGGCAAGGTAATTGCTGATCAGTTATATGGCACTGATGACTTCGATGGCGCATCCTCTGTAGATGATGACCAGAGTATGGAGTTTATCAAATCAAGAACCGATCTTGGGTTCGCCACAGAATCCGTTGTGAACTTAGTTGCTAAGGCGGCAACAGATACGACTTCTGCAAGTGATTCGGGTAGTCTTTCTACCCAGACTTATGCGCTAGAAGATTATTTTTTAGAGGAATACTGCGGCTTTGTCCGTAATTTTTAAAGAGGTTATTATGTTAAATGATAAATTAAAGCTACGCGGTGATGTTTCTATCGTTTTAAAAAATGATGATGGTAGCGTAAAAGATTCACGAACAATTAAAAATCTAGTTGTAAATGATGGATTGAACTACATCGTTAGCAGAATGAAAGATACCACGCAAGGTGCTATGTCACACATGGCGGTAGGTTCATCAACAACTGCCGCGGCCGCAGGACAAACTGATCTAGTATCTGTTCTAGGCTCCAGAGAGGCGTTAGACAGCACTACTGTATCAACTAATACCATTACCTACGTTTCATCTTTTGAAGCAGGTGAAGGAACTGGTGCGGTTACAGAGGCAGGTATTTTCAATGCTTCATCTAGTGGCGATATGCTTTGCCGTACGGTTTTCAGTGTGGTCAATAAGCAAGCAACTGATAGTATGACTATCACTTGGACTATTACACTTACTGCATCTTAATTGAGAGGGGTTAGCCGATGTCTACTATTGTATTGCGGTCGGTCAAAGGATCGCCCCTTACCAATTCCGAAATCGACAGTAATTTCAGCAATCTGAACACAGATAAATTGCAGGTTGCTGATTTAAGTGTAACTACGGCAAGTTCTGGAAGTAATGCTCTTGCTTATTCTTCGGGGGTTTTTACTTTTACTCCGCAGGACATAAGCACATTGCTACCTAAATCTGGTGGAACGATGACAGGTGCGCTAGTGTTAAACAACACTGGCTCTGTAAAAGTATCAGCAGGAACTACTGCACAGCGCGAATCTTCACCCTCAGCAGGTATGTTTAGGTACAACTCTACTGAAGGAAAGTTTGAAGGCTATACGACTGAGTGGGGCGAAATCGGTGGCGGTGCGGCTGACCTACTACTAAATCAGTTTACTGGTGATGGTAGTGACGTTACATTTACATTGTCAGGCGCGGCTGTTGAAAACAATACTCTTGTCTACTTAGATGGTGTTTATCAGTCCAAATCAAACTACACAGTTTCAAACGCAGACCCTGCTGTTGTAACTTTTTCTACTGCTCCTGCGAACGGAACAGCAATAGAAATAATGGTTGCGGCTATTGCAGTTACTAATATTGGCACTCCTGCTGACAACACAGTCACTACAGCTAAGATCGTTAATAACGCAGTCACTACGCTCAAGATAGCTGATGCGAATGTCACTACGGCAAAGATAGCTGACGATGCTGTAACAGCGGCCAAGATAGCTTCAGTTCCCATATCGGTAGGCATAACAACTGTAGTTACTTCTGCATCCATGACGGCTACGGCTAACACTCATGTTTACGTTAGCGCGGCAGGGAGAACTATTACGCTTCCTGCTTCACCAACCATAGGACAAAGAGTCTTGGTTACGGTAGGTAACTTTACAGACACAGTGGTAGGTAGGAACGGAAGTAACATAATGAGCAGTGCCACTGACTTTACAATGGATGCCGCTTATCTTTCCATACAATTCATATATACGAACGCAACGCAAGGGTGGGTAATGTCGTGAGTAATTTTTCAGATTTCATAGGCGGGTCGGGCGGTGGTGGACTGCCAGTAAACATAATATTGGGCTACTCACAAACATGGGTTCCTCCTGTTGATGGCAATATTTGTATCCACGTTGTAGGCGCAGGAGGCGGTGGTCAAGGTAGCATAAATTGGGGATCTGCTTTTTCAGGAGGCGGTGGGGGGTATTGTAAAAAGAACTCTTTAGCTGTAACGACTTCTGGCTCATTTACTGTAGTTGTAGGCGCAGGTGGTACAGGAGGTACAAACGGTGCAGATGGTGTAGTTGGTGGCAACACAACCGTAGCAGGTACAGGTTTAAGTTCTACGCTTACAGCTAACGGTGGTGGTGCAGGTAGTAGTAGTTCGCCTAATTATGGTGCAGGTGGTACAGCGGCTAACGGAGATGTGAATAATACTGGTGGTGCAGGGACTGATTACGGTGGAGGAGCCGTAGGAATTACTGGAACAGGAAATACTGCCGCTATAGGTGCACCACCTGACTGTGATGTTATAGGCCCGTCAAGTCTCATGGGCTACGGTTATATTTGTGGAGAGTCTGGAGGACAATACCTAGAAAATGAAACGGTTTATGACGATGACTACGGAGTTCACAACATAGATTCAGCAACACAAGGGGGTTTTTTGGCAGGAGGCGGCTCATATATGGCAAACGGAGCAGGTCTTGAGTATAAAATTTATGGGGGAAATGGAGGTATAGGTGGAGGCGGTGGTCAGTCTATGAACAAAAGGTCTGCTCTCTATAGTCGAGCAGGAAACGGTGGTAACGGCATAGTAATCATTCAGTACCTACCTGCATAAGGAGAAGAACATGAAATATATAATTAAAGATGCTGACGGTAACATTACAAATACCATCGTTGCAGACGCAGAGTTTGTTGAGGCTAACTTTGAACATTACGAAGAGTGGAAAGACTCTAACCCTACACCCCCAGAGCCTACAGCAGAAGAAACTGCTCGTCGGTGGAGAAACTCAGAACTAGCGTCCACTGATGAAGCGGCCAAGATACCTGACTGGCCTAATAGAGCAAACATTCTCGTGTATCGCCAAGACTTAAGAGACTGGCCGTCCACTCAAGACTTCCCAGACACTAAGCCAACCTTAGGAGAATAGAATGTCAGTAACTCAGGTAACTGGTTCTGTTATAAAAGATGGAACTATCACAGCCGTAAAACTAGGCACAGGTGTTGGTGGTGCGTTCAACGACTTTGTTATTAAAACTGCAAACTATACAGCAGTGACACGAGATCAAATCATTGTGAACTCTGGTAGTGCAGTAACAATTACATTACCTGCAAGTCCAAGCGCAGGGAACATAGTATTTATTGAGAACTCTGGAGCAGGAACAGTCACTGTTGCTCGCAACGGCTCGAACATTAATTCAACAGCAGACGATGGTGAACTGGCTACAGATGCAGGCGCGACCTTGGTGTACGTTGATTCAACAATCGGATGGAAGGAGTTATAAATGGCTATTATATTAGGTGGCGGTGGAGGTGGTTCATTCCCCACAATCTTTTTACACAAGTCTCAAACTTGGGTTCCACCTCAAGACGGTAACATAATGATTCACGTTATTGGGGCAGGTGGTAGTGGCTCGTCAGCGGTTAACTTTGCCATTCAAAGTGGTGCGGCAGGAGGTTATTGCAGAAAGAACTCTTTAGCAGTAACTACCTCTGGCTCATTTACTGTTGTTATTGGCGCAGGAGGCGCACCCACAGTGGGAGCCTACGGTGCAGGAAATGCAGGAGGCACTACAACTGTTGCAGGTACAGGACTAAGTTCTACACTAACGGCTACTGGTGGCTCGGGCGGAGCTTTAACTACTGGAGCTTACACTACTGGGGGTACGGCTTCTAATGGAGACGTAAACAACGCAGGTGGACGCGGAGGCTATAGCAGAGGCGGTGGTGCTGTAGGACTGACAGGAACAGGCAATGACGGTATATCAGTTAACGACCAAAATTTCACTCTTTCAGGTAGTTGCGACATATTGGGTGATTTTTATTCATCTAGTTTTGGTCAAATATCTGGCAGTAGCGGAGGAGGAAATCAATATGTTGATTCCTCTTCACAGGGTTATGGGCCAGAGGTAGCAGGGCCATTGGCAGGTGGTGTAGGAGCGGCTAAATATGGCCTAAATATGTTTGCGGGTCATGCTTCTATAGGTGGTGGCGGCGGATATACTTATTCTGGGTGGGCGGCTGGCGCAACTTCAGGCCGTGGTGGTGAAGGCTGTGTTGTTATTCAGTACATAGTTTAAGGAAAATTAAATGAAATATATAATTAAAGATGCTGACGGTAACATTACAAATACCATCAACGCTGACGCAGAGTTTGTTGAAGCTAACTTTGAACACTATGAACTGTACGTTGAACCTACACCCCCAAAGCCTACAGCAGAGGAAGAAGGACGTATGTGGCGTGACCAAGAACTATCTGCTACTGATTACATAGTCCCTTTGACTGACCACCCACAGCGTGATGATTATATAACCTATAGGGAAGACCTAAGGCAATGGCCTTCTCAAGCTTCATTCCCTGCTACTCGTCCCGAATTAGGAGAGTAAAATGGACAGAGTAAAACAATTCTGGCGTAGTCGTAGCAACAGGTGGCAAGTCTTTGGTGTTACCTTAGCGGCTCTACAAGTGTACGTCCTACAGCTTAATCTATCTGCTGAAACTATTATGTTAGCCAGTATTCTATTCGGTATGGGCGGCATCTTTTTCCGTTACCAAACAACACAGGCAATGTCAGAAAAATAAAAGGAAGTTATTATGCTTGACGAACAATCAAAAGACACACTTGACGTAATTGCCGCATCAACAGGAATACTGTCTTTGGCCGCTTGGTTACCACCTACCGCTAGTTTATTTACTATTATATGGTTAGGCATCAGGATTTACGAATCTAAAACAGTACAAGAGATAGTTAATAGAAAATCAAAATGACTATATTGCGTAGCCTTATAAATCCAATAGCAGGGCTTCTTGATAAGTTCATAGAAGATAAAGATCAGAGTAATGTCTTGGCTCACCAGATTGCTACAATGGCAGAGAGGCACGCGCAGGAACTTGCTAAAGGACAGCTAGAAGTCAACAAGGTCGAGGCGGCACATAAGAATATGTTTGTCGCAGGTTGGCGACCCGCAGTCGGTTGGATTTGTGCGATGGGCATGGCAGGTAACTTCATCTTAATTCCTATGGCTAATTTCTTACTGGCATTGTCTAAATCTGAAATCACAATACCCCTAATCGCTCTATCTGAAATGATGCCTGTTCTTTTAGGTATGCTAGGGCTTGGCGCAATGAGGACAGTAGAAAAGGCTAAGGGCGTACAGAGAGATAAATAAGAGGATTAAAAATGACTACAAAAAAATCACAAAAAAAAGAACAGTTAAATTACTTTAAACCTAAAGAACTAAAGTGCAAAGAAACAGGAGAAGAAGGTTTTGACCCTGACTTCTTAGCCTTGCTAAATAAGATACGCCATGAGTGTGGTTTTAGCTTTCCCCTGTCTAGTGCTTACAGATCACCTCAACACCCTATAGAAGCGCGTAAAGAGCGTCTAGGAGCGCATACATACGGAAAGGCGGTAGATATATTAGCTAACGGAGAAAACGCCTTAGAAATCATTAGAGTGGCACAAAAACATGGTATAAAAAGAATAGGTGTACAGCAGAAAGGTGGTGGTAGATTTATTCATCTGGATGTTTGCACAGAGGAGGAAGGTTTTCCCCCTGCGATTTGGTCTTACTAGTTCTACGTAGAGCATAAAAAGCCCCCTTTCGGGGGCGGTCATGGTATTACTCCCCAGTAGGATCATTAGGTAAGTTTATTTTAGTCACTGGCGCGTCTGCCTTTACGTAATACCTACCTACGTCACCCTCATCACAGTAGACGATTTTCCCTGTATAAAACCAAACGCCATAACCTCTGACCATTATTTGGCCGTATTCATTGGCAAATAAATCGCCAACTTCTAGCTTTTCAAAAGTAGTTTTCATTTTCATTTCCTTTTATTGATTGCCCCCCGAAGGGGGCGGTTTATTTACAATTTCCAATAGGTGTTAACTGGTCTGTATCTGCAATCCCATGAGTCAATCACTGTACCTGAATCAACTGCTGTTAAATGACCGCTGTTTCTAACAACTGCCCTACCGTTAAAATCCCAATCTTGCAACTTAATGTACTTGCCTTGAGAGTTTCTTGGTGGCTTGCATTTAACTAACCCATGATCTTCACAATACTTTTGCCAGACTTTGTCATGGTTTGGGTACGCTCCAATCTGTAATCCTAAATACATTAAGTCGGTAAAGACTTCCCGATAAGGTTTACGAAGGACTGTGCTTATTGACCTAACTACGCAATCGTCTTTAAATGTTCGGCACATTCTGCCGCCATCTGTTTGGTAATAATCCATAACGGATCTCCTGTTTATTGATTTTTAAAGAACTGCCATTTCTTGAATGACAAGGTCATTATACACCATGTATACAAAAATGTAAATATCTAAGTTATATTGATATGTTATAAAAACTTTATTTTTTATTCCTAAATATTATATACAAAAAGGTTTACATTTAAGATTAGATAGGCCATAATGTACCTACATTCAATAAAACAAGGTAATAAATTATGACAGACTTTAACTACAGTGAGTATTCAATCGACGTACTTGAAAACGCTATTGCCAACGCACAACAGGCAATTAAAGATAGAAAGTACAATGCTAAAAGATATACCAAAAATTTGACATTGCACAACGGCAGGGGCTTTTCTAACGAAAAAAAACATATGTTTAAAAGCTATATTAAATATTCACCTGCGCTAATCGCCATCCATGAAAAAGAAATTGCAGAATGTCAGGCAGAAATCGCAATTAGATAAATTAAACGCCCCTTCGGGGGCTTTGCTGTAGGAGGCAATATGGATATCAACGAGTTAAACGACTATGAGCGCGGTGAGTATGACTGCATTCTTGGCTACCCTGCCTTAGAGGGTCAATCAGAGGCTTACGAACTAGGATATGGTGAGCGATACCTAAAAC